GGGGATATTGGTGTGATCTACATTAGTCCTGGTATGTATAAGGATCATGTTTTAGCTCACGAACTATATCATCATTGCCAGTTTCAATGGGCAGGAAAGAAACCTGCTCAGTCTTGGGAGGAATGGAAACGTAGAGAAGAGGAAGCTATGAAGGTTGAAGATATCTTCCTCAACCTATCTCAATGATTACCCAACTATCCATCTTGAAGTAGATGTATTTATTGGTTGTGGTTGTTTATAAGTAGTTAGTGCTTTAATATAATTATCTATAATATCTTGGGCAGGTCTAGCTTTCTGTCCTGAATATCTTGATACACCTTCTTTTGTAGGAAAAGAAGCAAAAGGACCAGATAACTTATTAACTAATTCTGTAGTTAATCCTCCTTTTAAACTTTCTGGTTTTACTCCAATAAGTCTTAAAATTAATCTATCTTGCATCTCTGGTGTAAACTTTTCACCCAATAATGAAGGCAGTCCTAATTGGTTTGTGACCAAATCTTTTAAAGTTTTACCCATAAACTGATATCTTCCAGTTGCTCCAGATGATAATATATTACCTTCGTCATCTGTGAATGTACCATAACCTACTTCTGTACCATCTGGATACTTTTTACTAAGAGACATATCAATTATCTCTTGTATTGTGTAGTCACCTTTTTCTATACCAGGTATTTCTTTTCTACCAAAGATAGTCCCATATCCTTTAGTTCCTTCAGCAAATGATATAGCATCTAACAATGCTCTTTCTTCAGGACTAATCACTTTATTTAAAAACTTATCTAGTCTAAGTTGCCTCTGTTCTTCAGGAGTACGAATATAAGGTAACTGTAATGTCTGACCAGCAAATATTCTGTTATTTTTGATATTGTTCAGAGATATTATTTCCTCTGGCGGAACTCCAGTATTTTTAGATATTTTGAAAATACTATCGCCTGGTTTTATTTCGTATGTTGGCATTGATTGTACCTTATTGATCAAAAAGTTGAATATCAAGACTATCCAAATAAGATTCAAGGTTTCCACCGTATCCTTGTCCAGTTGGGGTGTATCCAGCATACCCTTTAATTAATATTGATTCTGATACTGGTTCTCCATATTCATTTAATTCATACTGAACTAGATCTCCTGTATCATTGACATCAATATTAGGATTTCCCATTCGAGATCGTATATCTTCTATCGACATATTTCTAAAATCACCTCTCTCTGGAGATACTGGTATTATATCAGTTCCACCAATTACAGGTTCTGGCATAGAAGGAATTATAGAATCTGAGAATAGTCTTCTTGCTAAAGGTATCTGTCGTTGTTGTGGCATCCTATCAGGACGTATAGGTATGTCGCCAACACTTCCATCAGTTCTCATTCTAGTTAAATTACCAATAGTTTGATCTAATGATGTTGGTAATTCTGCTCTAGGATCTATGTAAGTTTGTGTTGCTAATCCACCAGGGACATTAACTGTTGGTCTATCTGTTGGTAGAACATCTCTCTTTACTGGAGCATCAGGACCAAATGACTTTTTAACTTTGTCAATCACATAGCTAAATGGATTGCCTGCAGCTTCTGGGACAACACTAACACCTGTCATTAAGTATGTTCCCTCATCTAGCTGAGTTACTCTATCCTTTTCAAACGTTCTTCCTTGAGTATCAATAACATATTGGATACCAGTAATAGGATGTGTGAACTCTCTATTTCTAGGATTCTCAAGAGAAGGCTTACTAATCTTTTCATATTCAGGTTTAGTCTCTATTTGTCCTGATAATGTTTGATCTGCTGTAGCATATTCTGCCGATGCTTCTTCATTAAACCTTGATTTAGGAACAGTATCTAAACCTTGAGGAGTGCTTAACAATCCTCCTTCCATTATATTAGCTGTATCTGGAGTATAGGTAGGATAGTCAGCTTGGACAATATTAGCTCTTGGTTTGATATCGTAATAAACATCATTAGACCAATCAGGAAAGTCTTTACCTGCTTGCTGTGCATTACGCCAGTTTCTCCACCATAGTATCTCAGGAGTCATAGGTTCTCCACGAACCATACCACCACCAGGAGATATATACTTTAAGTAAGGATCAGATTCCTGTAAACGAGCGAACATACTTTTCTGACCTATACCTGTGGCTTTTAGTCTATTTACTACATTGCTTAATAGATCATCTAATTTACTAGCCATTATTATTCCTCTTCATAATCTCTACCTAACACAGCTAGATAACTTCCTGATGCTGGTGGTAACATTTGCGCTTTAGATATAGGTAACTTAGATAACAAACCTTTAGTTCTTCTTGCTGTACTTCCAGCTAACTTTGCAGCCTCTCCTACTAATCTAGGAGAAGATAAAGCTAATGAAGGAATTGCTCCAAGTGTTAAACCACCTGCAGCACCAAGAAGCCCTAGACCTCCAGAAGCAGTTACTCCTCTTAGTCCTTTAGGAAAGACACTTGATAGCTCTTGCCCAGCTAGTCCAGCTAGTATGTTCTTACCGCCTGCTTCTTGTAACTTCTCTGCCAATGTCAATCTCTGTCCGTAATTAGTTGACACATTGTTTCTCATTGTTGAGAGTAGTTTCTTTAAAGATACTTCCGCAGGTTTCTTCCTACCAAGACTTAGACTATGTTGTATTTCATATAGCAATTCAGAAGCCTCTTCATAAGACTTCATTATTTTAGCGTACTCTGGAGATGCTTTCTTTATTTCATTTCCTATTTGTTTAGACACTTCAGAAATAATCCCTATTGCTTCAGGGTTATTTTGATATTTACTTCTAAGACCATTTATTGATCTTTTCATATCATCAAAGTCTATTAAAGAATTGGCATTTACGTTTTTGTATTCTCCTACAACGTCTTTAATATCTCCAAAAAGATCTTTTAGTATAGGACTACGAGCAATACCAGCTTGTCCAAATATTCTTGATTTTAGATCAGGAGAATCTAATAGATCATCTACAATCTTAAAGTCTATTCTTTGAGAATCCTTAGATACCTTAGACATTCCTTCTTGATATGCTTTAGCTCTCTCTGATTTTATCTTCTGTAGATTAGTCTGAGCATCATCTAGTATCTGTAAAGCAGAACCTGTGTCAGAATTTCTAAGATTAGTTGTAAAACTATCTAACGCTTCTCCACCTTCTCTACCTGCTTTGTATGCTTGTTTAATTGCTTCATCACCAACACCAGAAGTAAACGCTAAACTTTTAGTAATGCCAGTTCCAGCTAACTCTGTTCCTTTGACAATACCTTTTCCTGTCGCTGTTAAAGGATCAATAGCAGCAGCTTTAGATGCTACCTGCTCAGCGACTCTTCCTACTTTAGATGTAGTGCCTAACGTCTTAGCTACTGCTGTACCACCACCACTAAACGCAGCAGAGATGTCTGCAAGTATGCCAGCAGGGTCTTCAGCTAATGCTTTCTTAAAACCATTTCCAGTTGTATACTTTTCAGCAAAGTAGTCTACTACTGCATCAAACTTTTGTTGACTATCTTCTCTTGTTACATCTACACCAGGTATTTGATTAAGTGCTGCTCTTACACCACCACCGATAACTTGAGTAACAGCTTTAGTTGTTTCAATAGGGCTAGAGACAGCATCCCACATATCACCAAGCATCCTTACTGTTGATGCAGGTAAGTTTAATGCTCCTCTTCCAGCAGCTTCAGCCCAAGACATATTTTCATAATCTGTTTCATCTTTATGAAATGCCTGAGATCTAGGTTTATAAATCTCACTTATCTTAGCTTCTACTTCTTCTTGAGTAGCTCCGTCTGGACCATTAACGATTAGTATTTTACCGTCTGGTGCTGTAATTCTATATTTAGCCATTTAGTCCACCACCCTCTCGATTTTCCATTCATTTGATTGCATAACTTCGTCTCTTACATTTTGAGATGAAGGAGTGCTTTCTCCTTTGAGAAGAAGTGACGATATAGTTCCGTTTTCAATCATATCCTCAATACCAGCAGTATCTATACCTAGAGACTCAGTCATTTCGACAAGTCCAGAGATGTCTTTACCTTGAGACTTTAATCTTACAATATTTTTAACATAAGCAGATCTTGCTGCTTCAGCTTGTTTCTTTAAGTAATCTCTGGCTATAGTTGGATCCATCCAGGGTGTGACAGTGAACTTAGCAAACTGAGCAGCTTCTGTAGCTGTAAAAGCTGAACCAAACAATTCTTTTCTTATGGCATTTTTTCTTTCTTCGTATTTTGTCCACCATTCAGCTTTAGCTCTATCTTCTTCTGATAATGGAATATTTTTGCTCCGAGTAATACTAAGATCTCCTAAAGGATTGTTAGCAAATCCAGTAAATGAATCATCAAAGTTAGATGACAACCATTCTGTTTCATTTAGAGCTTTTGCTGCGTCCTCTGTTTCCCCTAATAGCTTATCTGACAATGCTTTACCTTTAGCAGCCTTAGAAGTCTTAGCTAGTTTCTCAGCGATAGCTGCTTCTTTCTGCAACTTATTCAGTTCATCAGTTTGCATATCTCTGTTGATCTGTCTAGCTCTATCAGCAAGTTGTAGGGCTTCGTTAGGATATCCTCTATTGCCAAGTTCTTTAGATATCTTTAACAATGTATCAGGATCGTTCAGATCTTCTCCAGACATAGACTGTAGTATTTGTCTAATATCAGCAGCCTTTTCCATAGCTGGAGATGGAGACTCACCAAATAATTTCAATCTTCTTAATTGCTCACCTTGTCTTACTCCTGCTCTAGCAACCCCGGCAAACATACCAAGACCTTCACCAGCAGAAGCAAGTCTAGTAAGATATTCTTTTCTAGCTTGTTGTTCTTCTTCTTGTCTTTTGGCGTATGCTAGTTCTTCAGGACTAGGACCAAATATATCTGCTATAGATGCCATGATTGTTTCCTATTTAATATAATTTACTGTAGGACCAGCGAATGAAACCTGTGGATAAGCACCTGAACCCATTTTATAAGCACTCATAGGACTATTTATTCCTCCACCAAAACCGCCTCCAGGTATCAAGACATTACTTGGCATACTTGGTGATGATCCACCAAATAATCCTCCTAGCTTTGTTGCTCCTGTCTTTAACCATCCACCTGCTTTGTTAATTAGGTCTTGGTTTCCAAACAATCCTTGCAATGCTTCGTTCTTAGCTTCTGCTTGTGCTAATTGTTGTCTTGCTGTTACACCTGCAGCGTCTTTACCAAGACCAGCAGCATACTGTTGTCCACCTATCGCAGCACTACCTATATCCAAACCTTGTTGTAGCGATATTCTAGCTAATTCGTCTAGTTTAGCTTGGTTAGACAAATAGCTCTGATATGGTGCTAACGATCCTTGCATCAGATCGAATCCAGTACCCATTAGTCCGCCAGCTTTAGCTAACTGCTGCGTTCCAAAATCTATTTGTTGTTGAGCGTAAGGATCTGCTTCTGCAGCTATTTGAGCGTTACGTCTATTCCTTTGTTCTAATAATTGCCTGAGTAGTGGGTTACCGCCTGTACCGACACTTAGTCCGCCTGTTCCTCTAGCTAAGTTAGAAGCAGCCAACCTCTGTTCTTCTTCAATGTCGTAAGGACGTAGAATATCCATCTGTTGCTGCACATAACGCTGTCTAGCTTCTTCTGCTGTTGGAGCTAGATATGATTGACCTAAATTAAATAACCCTTGAGCAGGTGCAGCGTACTGTTGTGCAAAAGGCACAGCCTGTTCAGCAGCAGTTAAACCTTGACCCATCAAAACACCTAGTTTACCTTGTTGTTCTGCTACGCTTTGGCTAGGTGTATAACCAGCAGACTTTACAGCACCTGTGACGGGATCTACTTCAAACTGAGATTGACCGAAGTAAGTCTTAGTGGCTACTGGTCTAAAGTAACCTTGTTGACCTAGCTGTTGCATCCTTGCAGCATACTGCTGAGCAGTTTCCCCAGCTTGCTTCTGCATTTCTCTGTTAGAAATGTAGCCACCAATAGCAGATCCGATTTGCGCCCCAACAGGACCACCAACTGCTGCACCTACTATTGGTGCTGCTACCGATACTACGTTTTTTAAGAATCCCATCTTCTTATCCTTTTACCTTACCATGTAAATGAAATATAACCATTAGAACCAGTACCCCCGTTACCTGTCCAACCACCAGCACCTCCAGAACCATAACCTGTTCCGTTTGTACCAGCAGCGCCAGATCCTCCGTAGAAGCCTCCATTACCACCAGCACCACCATTAGGAGATCCTGCCGAACCTCCACTACCAGGAGTTGGGTAACCACCGCCTACTTGACCTCCCCCACCACCAGTAGCAGTTACATTACCTGACCCACCAGTAACAGAAGTAGAACCACCAGAAGATCCAGATGTGTGTCCGTTACAGAATCCTGGGTAAACGCCTCCAGCACCTCCAGAACCAACCACTACAGTTAATGATTCACCGGGAGTAACAGCTAATGTTTGACCAGTCTGGTAACCTCCTGAACCTCCACCGCCTCCTCCATGACCATCGCCACAGAATGAAGTTGAAGAACCACCGCCACCTGCTCCATAAACAGAAGCAGTAATGCTGTACACTCCTTGAGGCACAGTCCAAGAATAAGTACCTGGAGTAGACTGAGTATAAGTACCTGTCTCTGGAAATATCTTTCTCCAAGTACCAGAGTCGTTTACATGAAGTTCTTTAACTGGTCTCCATGTACCACTGTCATTGACAAAAACCTCTTTAGGTTCTCTCCAAGTACCAGCATCATTAACGTAGATAGTCATTAGTATTTATACCAAATGTCACCACTAGATCCGCCAGTAGGCGATGATGTAGATATTGTTCTTGTTCCATTAGCATTAGTTCCAAAGCTAGTTAATGATAAACTATTTATAGTTCCTCCAGTAATAGCTACTGCATTAGCGTTTTGAGTAGACATAGTTCCTAAAGAACCTGTAGCATTAGACACAGCAGTAGTCACATAAGCTGTACTAGCAATCTGTGTTGAGTTAGTTGCAGCACTAGCAGTAGGTGCTGACGGTGTACCAGTAAACGTAGGAGATGCAGTGTCAGCTTTAGACGTAATAGCTGTAGCTATAGCTGTGTACTCAGCATCTATCTCTGATCCTTTAATTAACTTACCTGGATCACCAGTTGATAAACTGTCTTTAGCTGTAAAGTTAGTTGCCTTTGTATAGTTTGACATCTCTTATTCCTTAAACTGTTTTACCTGTTTTAACGTAAACATCTATCTTCTGAATTGACAATGGGTTCTGGTTTATGTCTGCTTCAAATCCTAACTGTATTACTGAACCTGAACCACCTAAGTTAGAACGTACTTCTTCTAATGCTAAACCGCTTGTGTATTCACCAATACTGTATTCATCAATACTGTACTCAGACACATTACCAGCTACTAGCGACTTACGAATATCTTTATAGGAAGATACATAATCAAAACCATATTTAACAAATACGTTTTGACCTACACCACCTACCACTGTAAAGTTAGCTTTCTTTAAAAACTTTAATGACGTAGGACTACCTAAATCAAAGTGATTGGTGTAGTAACGCATTTTATAAGTAGTAGTATCATCAAGATAAGAACCGTACTTACCGATATATCCTGCTTTACCTAGTAATAAGTTACCTGTGTAAGTAACGTGCAAAGCAGTAGGATTAATACTGTCCCATACTGTAGCTCTCGCTGCTCCATTCTGTAGTCTAGCTCTTAAATCAAAACAGAATACATACTTAGATGTAGGTACTGATAGAATATAAAAAGCATCACGAGGATAGTAAGTAGCTTTGATTCTTTCTTTATCAGTCTCTGAATCTACAAAGGTAACTAAGTCATCTCGAATGTTAAAAGATATATCATTAATAGGTGCTGACTTCTCTTGAATAACACGAGCAATACTTCTTACCCCTGTGTCAGACAAGAACATTACATCTGTACCAGTATTAACAATACTATCTCTTGCGATACATCCTACGTTAGTAATCAAATCAGCTAACGTCAACTGTGTTACGTCAATAGGATTAGCGTAGATTGCTATGTTTCTCCTACCAAAGATAATTAAGAAACCGTTGTGTGCTGCTAGTCCTACTACTTGGTCTCCATTAGGAAATACGTCTACCAAAGAAAGGTAACCTGAATCACCGGTAGACAAGTTTGATCCATCCAGTAATGCACTGAAGTACACAGTCTGCTCATCGTTAGTAATATCTGCCCACCAAGTACGTCCATATGCTCCCAATACTACGTTAGGTTTAAAGTCAGAAGCTGAAGCATAAGTACTAGGTACTGAGCCAGCATCGCTAAGCAAGTTAAAACCGTAGCTACCTGTATGAGCATGACTAGATCCTAGTTGATGATACACTAAGGGTAAGTGACCAGTTTGACAGAAGTAGCCATGAGGCTTGATATCAGGTCCTTCACCGTACACAATGCTTGATGCTGACCAATTGTTATCTGTAATCGTATAAGCTGTTGTACCTGTTCCTGCTGCGTCTGCAACGGTAGTATTAATAGCTGTAGTCAATGTACTAGCACCACTAGCTAATGTAAACATCTTACTATTACCACCAGCAAACACTGTACCTGTCTCTGGTAACTCAAACAAAAACTCAATGTCATTAGTACCTAGATCAGCATTAGTAGATGTGTTCTGTTTAGTCCATCCTTTTCTAGCACCAATCCTACCAAACTTATCTATGACACAGTTGTATGCCTCTAGTGCGTAACCAGAAGCTAGATCAACACTACTCTCTTGGGTGTTAATACCAAGAAAGCCCGGTGCTGATATGGTAGTAGTAAGTAACTGTTTAGCCATTACACTGTGTGCCAGACATATTCATCATGATACCTGCCGTTCTCAATAGCTATAGAATCTGCTAGAGATTGGTTAGCTAAAGCAAATGCTTCAGATGCTGTTAGTCCTGCGTCTTCACCACGCTCTGCTACAGCCATTGCGTAGGCGTGTAGAATGACAGGATGTGACGGTACTTTTATTTCGTCAGCATCATCACTCAACGCAACTTGAGGTTTATAAATATTAAAGTAAAGATTATAAGCACCATCAGGAATAGGATATACGTCAACTTGTGTGTCTCCATTAGAATTAACACCGTTAAAGTTGTAGTACATCGGTGAACCTTTTTGAGGACTTTGATTCAAGAATAAATTGTTCATCTTAGTAAAAGGCATATACTGTAAGAATATATCGTCTTCACTGTTAATGACATCAATAACCTTAAACCTTTGACCAGATCCTGTCATCACATAGTTAAACAAGTCATTAGCAGTAGTGACTGTCAATGTTTCAGACAATGCGTTCCACTGGTAAGCATCCTCAACATATCTCTTTGCATCGTTAATGTACTTACCAATTAGCTTAGAGTAAGGAGTAGACGTAACGTTATCTACCTCAGACTCTCTAAGTCTTACTAATACATCTTTAACAAGATTTATGTAGTTCATTTCTTCTTACTCTTTCTGGCTTTAGATAGCGCA